CCTCCGCCACCGCCGCCGTAGCCGCCGTAGCCTCCATAGCCACCCCAGCCGCCACCTCCACCACCAAGTGTAGTGGGTCCTCGATACCATGGGTCATAGCTTGTGCTATAATCAATATTAGGATTTCCAGCAGTTATATCTTGCGTTTTTCCTAGGGCGCCAAAAAATGTCTCTACATCTCCTGTTTTTAATGCTTCTTGTCCTTTTCCCCAAAGATCAAGAAACATTGGGTCATCTTCTGCTCCTGTCATTCCTTTTGGAATAAAAATAGCTTGGTTAAGATAATTAGGATTGCCAGTTAATTGATATGCCAAACGAGCTAATCTTTCAGCATTTGTATAAACTTCTGATCCAGTTCTTTCCGCAAATTCTAATCGTGTTCCTTTTTTAGCCTTTCCAGTTGTTGGATCAATCATTCCTGGAGCAGATCTTACATCTTTAGTACTATAGCTGTAATCCTTCCTCCAATCATCGGCTCTAGGATCCCATTGTCTTCCGGCTGCGGCTTTTTCCGCTTCTTTCCTGTCCTGCTCTATCTTCGCTATTCTTGCTCTATTATTTCTATTGATTCTATCCTGTCTAGCTCGTTCGCTGGCTTGTCGTCTCTGTTCATTTCCACCGCCGCCACGGCCACCACGGCCACCACGGCCACCACGGCCACCACGGCCACCACGGCCACCACTACTACCACCACTTGGTCGTGAAGGTCTTGAAGGAGCAAAAGTCCCATAATCCCCATCCAAGCTTGGAATTCCTTCAGGACCTCTGTTAGGTTTTCCTTGCATAGAACCGTGAGGATTGGCTCTAACTAGCATATCAATTTCTGGCTGGGTAACGTAAGCTAATTTTGAATCAAGTCCATCAGGACTAGTTCTTAAATTTCTAGGTAAAGTGAGCAGTTCACTGTCGGTAAAATTTCCTGGATAGCGTGCCATTACCTTCTCCTGCGCATCATGCGCTGCCACTCGTCATAAGTCAGTTTGCCTCCTGGCATGTCTCCCAGTCTTCCCACGTATTCCAAATAATCCTCCCAGTCGGGCTTCATTGACTCCGGCATTTCCTTGAAGAACTTTCCAATTCCCATTCCAAATTCATGGGCTGAATCGTCATATGGTGTAATTGGTAGTGGTTCCTCGCCCCTTTCAATGTACTTCTCATATTTTTCATCCGGCTCTTCAATGTACGTAGTGCCATATCCTGGAATCACTGTTTCCCTTCCAATATTTGGATCAACTCCTCCCCAAGGATATAAATGATCCCAGAAGCTTGGAGGGTCTTGTAGTTCATCAGGTAAATCCGTCTCTGTGATGTCATCCACCCAATCCTGTTTTTGTATTCTTAAAGGTTCATCAGGAAGATCTGATATCTCCACGTCCTCAAGTGGCGCCGTTCCAAACCACGGACCAGCTATGTCATACATGTTTGGTCCGAATGTCTGATCCGCATACTCCACTTGATCTTGCGGACTGGAATCAACAGTGCCAAGAATGCCTTTTTTCTCTAAAAGATCCTTGCCATAATCCGTAATATTCTTCCTTGTCTTTCCTGCCAATCCTGAAAGCATAGAACCCCACATGCCACCTTTGCCCGCATAATCCATGAATCCGCCTGTGAGCGGATACATCTTGTTGTACGCTGGCTTGTTTAACTGACGAAAATCTTCCGTACTGCGCATGAATGCATCTTGAGCGCCCTGTGGTGTCGTTACACCGGCAAGCGCCATTCCGGCGTCCGTGTATTTTCTGTTTCTGTTCCAGTCGCGCCTGAGTTCTTTTAGCCTGCCTGTATCTGCCTTATTCAGTTCTGGCTGGCGCTGCAAGTCCATCATTTCACGATGGACTATTCCAGCGCCACTTGTAGCTAGAGCCTGTGCACGACGTCCTGGATGGCTAAACCTTCTACGAGGCTTTCCATATCCTTCCCTAATGGCGTCTCTATCAGTAAATGTTGCCATTATGCACCTGGCAAAATAATAACTTTAAGGACTATAAGAATAATGATGACTAAAATTCCGGCTTTTATCCAATCCTTCAATTTCCACTCATTCCATTCTTTTAAATGTCCCCAAAGGTCTTTCAATAAATTCATATCTACCTCCTTGTTAACATTGTTTATCTTTCATACCGCCACTCACTCGACCTCCATGGTGATATTTCTTCAGTTTCACTGTTCCGCCTTTTTTCTTCTTCACTGTTCCACCTTTTTTATACTTTTTCTTTGTTCCACCCTTCTTGTATCCGGCCATGTTGACCTTCTGGCCTGTAGCACGCGCACGCTTCTGCGCCTGCTGCACTCCAGCTGAAGTGTATGGAAATTTCTCTTTACCTACCTGTGGCATTTGCAATTCCTCCTCTGCGTTTTTTAATTATTCCACCTTTTTTCTTGGGCTTATTCCCATATTTTTCCGTCCATCTCTTGGCGATTGCCGGCTCCTTCGCCCACATATACCTTTTCTGCTTTTCTGACTTGAACGGCATCAGTGTATGGTTGGCTTTTCACCATCGCGATGGAAAGCTTCCATAATATCTTCCTGAACTTGAAAAGTGCCTGCAACGGCCTCGAACATGCGTGCAGTATCAAAAGGTCCCAGTGCTTCAACGTACATATTACGGGTCACTGCCAATAGCGCACCGCAAACTTGCAAATAATCATCAGGGGAAGATATTTCCTCCTTGGCAACCTGTTCAACTCTTTGCATCACCGTGCTAAGCTTTTCAAGTTGTTTTTTTATTTTGTCCGTTTGTTTTTGATCTTGCATTTTCCTTTGCAACCCTTTCAGCTGACTGGTTCTTCATGGCTTCCCTCGTAGCCGCCATGTTCTCTTTTAGAAGCGCCATCGCTTCTGTGGAATCTTCCTTATTAACATCTGCTGACGCTTTCATCAAGTCAATACTTGTCTCCGCCTCCAGCTTGTCTCTTTCAAGATCTAGCTTTTCAGAGTCCACCATCATGTCCTTCTGCAATTTCATCTGTGTTTCCATTGCCTTCAGGTCAATTTCTTGCTGTTTAAGCTTGATTAGTGGATCCTGCTGTTCTTTGCTTATTCTAGCCTCTTCATCGGACGCTAATTGCTTGGTCATTTGTGCTTCAATCTGCGCCTGTTCCGCAGCCTGCTGATTTACCAACTGCTCCTGTTGCTGTTGCATTTGCTGCATTGCTTGAGGATTCTGCTGTGCCTGTTGCATTTGCTGCTGCAACTGCTGGAATTGCTGTTTGTATTTTTCCTGTACCTGTTGCCCTGCAATCAATGAGATATGCTCTGAGACGTGTGCTTGCAGCATAGCGTACAACTGCGGATTGATCTGCACCATTCTCGTGAACATGAACTCGGCGTGCGCCTGCATATGCGCCATATGGTTCTGCATTGGAAATGCTTTTGGTTGTTTTCCACTCATAGCACCTGAATTTTCCATTGCCGGACTTATGGGTTCCGGCATTTCCGGATCAGGCTTCAGTATCGCCTCCACGTTATCCACACCCATCGCGTCGTACATTCTTCTGTATGCTTCACGCAAATTATGGAGCTGTGGTGCGGCGCTTGCCAATTGCAGTTGCTGTTGCGCCAATGTGACACGCTGTGCCATTGAGAATATGTTCGGATCGGATACTGGAATTACATCAATACGGTCATCAAAATCAGATTGTTTAATTTGTTGGTTTCCGCCAACAACCATGTAAGGGTACTGCGGTGGAAGATAAATCTGGAATACTTTTGCCAATAACTTGAATTCAATCTTCTGTGCATAGTGCAATCGCTTGTGTATCGCACTCATGACCTTTGTTCCACGCTCTAAAAGAGCAAGTGTCGTTCCTACAGGATTCTGCTCGTTTCCTTCTCCCATCTTCATATCCGCAATCGCCGCGAATGATTTTCCTGCGTCAACTGCAAATCCTAGAAGAGCGAATAGAACCTGTGATGGCTCCTTGTAAGGAAGTGGCAACAGTGATTCCTTGATGGAAACGCCTGTCACATCCACATCACGGAATTCCCCTGGCTGTAATGGCTCGTCATGGTCGCGTATGCGCATTCCTCGTGCCTTGAAACCTGCTGGCAGATTGGCAAGAGTGCCTGCATCAATTAACTGCCGCAAAACACTTGTTGCAGTTCTTGACAATCCGCCTAGCATGTGTATTAGACCAAAGCCGTAAAACCCCAGTCCTGGGAGGAATTTGTAGTGTACAAAATAATGGTTCTTTGCAAAATT